TTTAGAAGACCAGATGAAGCACTTGGTTGAACAAAATAACAATTTGAAATCTGAAATGTCTCGTTTAATGGCATATTTTATATCGTTTTCTGTTGATGTTAAAAATGACTTGCACCATATTAAATATAAATAATTTATTGTCTTCGTTTAGTTCCACGATTACGTCTAGAACGGCGTTTAGTTCGTCTGCCTTTTGCTGACGCAGTAGCACTTCTTGCTGACGCAGCAGTAGCACTTCTTGCAGCATGACGGCGCTGAGAATTAGGTGACTCCGCTCCTGTTTCTACATATCTAATTCGTTCAATTAAAAATTCTTGCGCATTGCGGTCGTCAAAAATCTCTTCATTTGCTGCTCGGCGGACTTTATTCAAGTTTACACCTCTGTCTTTCATTTTTTGTAACATTCGTTCAGCCTTTCCAAAATCATCGTGGCCATTTGCTCCTTGATTTTGTGCAAACGCAATAAGTGCCTTAATTTCTCCATGTCTGGGTAAATGTGCCGGTAAAGTGGATGATGACATTATATATAATACTAAATATATTTATTGCTTTTTGCTTTAATAATTAAAAACTATTAATTTAATTATTAAAATTTGATATAAACAATGAGACGATAAATCGTAACAAAACGTTTAATTACTATACGCGAGGCCTCCCATACCACTCATGATTCTGAGCACGTTGTAGTTGGTGGCATAGACACGGACCTTGGCAGTCTTGGTTCCCTCAACTGTGGCGTTACTAAGAACAAGTTGGAGAGTGGCGTTATCTATTCTGGAGAAGTTGCACGTGCCGCTGGGTTGATGCTCCTCAGGTCTCAAGGCAAAAGAGTACACGTTAATACCCTCATCGGGGCATCTGGTGTGCGACTGGTAAGGTTGGACCCACGAGAAGTAGGTTCCTTCGCGCTCAGAGAAACGATCTTGGCCGTTAAGTTGGAGCTTAGCGGTGACGACGGGGTTCTGTCCCCAGCAGTGGAGGTCAAGAGACGCCTCAGTCATGACAAAGGTGCCGGCATCGGAAACTGTGGAGTTCTCGAGGTGACCAGAGGACAAATCCTTGAGTTGAGCAAGGATATCAGCGGGGATAGCTTGGGTGGCGGCAGCATTCTGGGGAACAGCGGGGCCACCCATGTTGGCCTCATTGTAAGGATTCTGGGGACCATGCCAGTATCCAGTGAAACCAACAGGGATGTCATAGTCAAGAGCACCGGCATCATTGAACAGACCACGAGCATCAATGAAGGCACGGGAATCAGCAGCAACGGAGGCGGGGCCACCGAACGCGTGGATAGCGTTGGGCAAAGCATCAATGGCATCGGTGTAGTTGAAAGGTTGAGCACCTAGGACCTTGAACAGGAGAGCATCGCACACCAAAGATGAGCAATAGTCAACGTTCTGATCGGGCTGGACAATCCAGATAAGCTCCTTAACGGGGTGGTTAAAGTTGAGCTTAATCTTGTTACTAGAAGAACCAACAGACTCATCACCAGTGAACTGGAGCTGGGTAATGAGGTACTCGTGGGGGTTCTGGGCGAATCTTCGGCGCTCATCAGTGTCCAAAAACACATAATCAACGTACAAAGAGGCGGCAACCAAAGACTGGTTATAGGCAATGGCGGCAGGCACGGGGCGGCCCGGAGTGTATTGGTTTAGGGCATAGGCAGCCGAGGCTTGACCCTTAGAAATATTGGGTTGAGCAGAGGCTTCTCCAGAGTTGCAAGACAGGGTGGTGACAGCCCACAAGCACTCATCAATAGGACGGATATCAAGATTGACCTTGACCTCGTGGTATTGGAGAGCAATCAAAGGCAGAGCAAGACCGGGGTTGGTGCAAAACCAGAATTGAAGGGGGATATATAGAGTGGTCTCAGGGAGAGCGTTTCTGGGAGCGCAAACTTGACGGGGAGCCAAGGAGTCGCAAGGACCATCAACCTCAGAGAAAGAGGGGTCAGTGATGAAGGTAAGTTGGGTAGTGTTACCAATCATCTTGAAATATCCACGCTGTTGCTCAGCAGTCATGGTGAGCTGATTCCAGATGTGCATCCAGTCACCATATTGGCGGTCAATTCTTTGGCCACCAATCTCGACCTCAACCTGGGCAATAAGTTGCTCACCGGGGAAGTCCAACCAACGAGCATAAACACCAGTTGCACCATAACTACCCGAGAAGGAAGCGATGCCCATGAGCTGGTTAATCTCAGGGAGAGTCACCTGCAAATAGGTTCTGTAAGCAAGGTCACCATTTCTGGAGATAACGCATTGAACTCTGCGTCCAAAATCGGCCTGGCCGTTGAAAGTTTGCTCAATCGATTCGATGGCAAAGTTTGTGTACCTTCTGTAAGTGACCTTCCAGAAGGTGATTTGAGGATTACCTGTGAGGTAAACATCTTGCGATGATCCCTAATATTTCTACTAGGGGCAGAGTACACCTTAGGAAACTTCTGGTTTGACTAAAACCATCATTAGTTCCCGACTGCCGTCTACTCGTTGAACCTTCATCTTAAATCTGTCTTGTTATTTAAATAGTTTAAAGCTAATTCTAATTTCTCATCCAATGAAATTTTTTTTGATAAAAATGATTTATCTTTTATATTTGGATGATTACTAATTCTATATCCTTCTTTTCCTGAAGAATCTCTATAATGTCTTACATATTTTGGCAATTCTGAATCTTCAACGCATTTTCTAATGCGTTTATCATAAGTCTTACCTAAATTTTTCCCAATCATACTCAACCTTTTTAATTCACTAGTTTCTTCTGATTGTTTACACACATCTCCACCATCAGTTAAATTATAACCATTTGGTTTTGTTGTATTTAAATTTGAAATGTAATATTTTTCATAATAGTTTAATTCATCTTCCAGACATTCTGTTAAAATTTCAATGTTAAAATTTTCTGGACCATATTTTCGAATAGATGCGTTTAATAATCTACAACAATTCTTGTAGTTTGCATCTCGAATATGTTCTTTCCATCTACCAATATGACCATGTTTTCGACCATTTGATAAATATTTTAAACATTGCCCTACGTATTTTTTACCAGAAGGGCTAGTTATACAATAAATTTCACCATATTTGTCCATTTATATAATTATTAGCTTTTGTTTCTATATTGTTTCGATTTAAGATATTTGGCTGCGGATTGCCCAATCTTTAACATTTTTACTATGCCATTGGTTATTATCCTATGGTATTATTTATGTCACCACAAATAAGTAGTAGTTAAAGCTCTAAGGGGGTTCCCGACAATTTGACAATCTTGCAAATTATTACTTGTTTCTAAATAATTTACTAGCGAGTTATATAATTAATACACTTTTCCTCAAAGCAATTAATTCGTATATTTACACTGTTTCCCTATTATGGTGATATACGACCCATAATAGCAGCTCACTGTTGGCACCCAAGCTGTTAAGCGCCGTAAGCTACGAGTTGCATAAGTCCGCCTCCCATTTTATATAATCCCTAAAGAAAATAAATTTTGAAATTTTAATTTAATTGCTAAATTAAATTAAATTAAAACACACGTTTATTAAATGTTTACCTACATATTATTTTAATATTTTATTAATGTCGGCGTTGTCTTTCATAAATATGGACAAATATGATTCCTCAAATATTTCTTTTTTACCTTCATGATTTTTTGTAAAAATATAAGAATCATTTCTTTTCTTAATTGACCAACCATTTTCTAAAGCATTGTATAAAAACACCATTTTTTGAAATTTAATTTTATCTATTTCTATTTGTTTATTGTCAGTATTTGCCTTTGTATTTGCCTCTGAAACATTTATTTCAATATCCATTAAAATAACATTTGAAACAATAATTTATCTTTAAACTTATTTATATATTCTTTGTAAATTTCAAATTAAAAAAATTAATTCAATATAATATAAGTATTACAATATGCCATCTTTTAAGCCAAAAACTGCAAAAAAAATAAAGATTTGTAAAAGGTATTCAACCACATTGGATGGAAAGCATAAGGAGTTTATGAATGATTTTTCGAAAGATGAATGTGATACAATACCTAAATTAAAAGAAGAAAGATATTATTTAAAACAACAATTAGAAAAAGATAATGATATTAAAATTTCTATTGAAAAAATAATGGAGATTAAAGACCGGCTTAGGGAAATTAATGAAACTATCAAGGATTTAAAGGAAAAGAAAAATAATTATTTCCTCGATAACTCAAAATATATTTTTGAATACTTTGAAAATAAAAAGAATATTGATAATGCTGAAATAAATGACACTAACAATAGTAATAATACTAACAATAATAACAACAATAATAACAATAATAATAATAATAATAACAATAACACATCTAAAAGTCAAATGTTATTCAATTTCTTTAAAATTCAACGTGTTGAACAAGAACAAAACGGCAGTGAAAATAAAAATAAAAACATTGTTCAAAAATATTTATGTAATATTGATGAATCATTTCTTGACATGAATTCATTTATAAGAGTTACTGATATTTGTCAGAGTTGTTTTAAGGGCGAATTAATACCACTTGATGACGAAGGCGTTTTGATTTGCAATGAATGTGCTGTTAGTATTCCTTATCTAATTGAAAATGAAAAACCCTCGTATAAAGAACCTCCCAAAGAAGTATGCTTCTATGCATATAAAAAAATTAATCATTTTAAGGAAATTTTGGCTCAATTTCAAGGCAAAGAAACCACTCAAATTCCCGATGATGTTGTTGAACAAATACAACAACAAATCAAAAAAGAACGCATTAATTTGGAACAACTAACACATTACAAAACTAAGGAAATCCTTAAAAAACTTGGGTTTAATAAATATTATGAGCATATAGCATTTATTAAAAATAAGTTGGGCATTAAACCTCCCGTGTTTAGCCCCGAATTGGAGGAAATTTTATGCAATTTGTTTATGGAGATTCAATCACCATATGCAAAGACTTGCCCTGATTATCGTGTCAACTTTTTAAATTATTATTATGTTCTTTATAAGTTTTGTGAATTGCTTGGTGAAGAACATTTCTTAGAAGATATACCTATGTTAAAAGATAGAGAGAAACTCATTGAGCAAGATGAAACATGGAAGAAAATGTGTGTTGAATTAGATTGGGAATTTATTGCAACTATTTAATAAATTTATTTTGGTCTTATTGTTTTTCCCAACTTTCCATATCCAGGACCCTTGGTATAAGATAAAGGATGACGATTATCACCATGTCTCCGGGTCTTTGCTAGGTTTCCATATCCAGGCCCTTTAGTAACATCTAGAGGATTACGATTGTCACCATGTCTTCGGGTTTTTGCCATTGGGTTAGACCTAGAGCCAGATGAACCGGAAGAACCAGATGAGGATCTAGACCTAGATTTGGACCTTGACCTAGATTTTGACTTTGGTGATTTTGACCTTGACCTTGATTTTGAACTGGGAGAAACTGCTAAATCGGCTAATGTTAGTTTACCTTTATCCATAATATATTATATTGAGAATATTATATATTATTTAATTATTTATTTGTTTGGTTTTTAGATACTATTTCATATGCGCAAAACCTTTTTGGCTCTACCTTTCATAAGCGCAGCGGAAAAAGGTAGTATTTAGAGTCCGCCGGGGAAACCAACCAAGTTGGCACCAATACCAAATCCGGCGCCCGTGCGCGCCGACACACCCATACTAGGAATATATGTGTCCAAAATGGCAAACGTGGCAGCGGCAGTTAGAGCAAGCAATATAATCTCCTCCATATTCAAAGACTTCTTGGGAATGGCAAAGGCTGCAATTGCAACCATTAAACCCTCTATCAAGTACTTAACAATTCTCTTAACTAGTTCAGCAACATTAAACATGGCCATTCTTATATAAATTAAAAAGAAAAAAATAATAATTTAATAAATTAAAACTTAAAACGAAGAACTAAATTAATATATAATGAGTGGAAAGTCAAAATCGAATGTTGCCAAAAAACTGGCTTTTGAACGAAAGTTGCGAAAAGATGGTTCAGAGAATCCTAAATATGTTGACTTATTGGAACTTGACAAGCCAATTGCTGGACAACAATTTGGTTGTTTTTCTTTTATTACCCCTGAGAAAATTTTAAAGCAAAGAGAGATGTTTTTATTCGAAGAATTCCTAAAGAAATGGGAATTTTCTAAATCTATGGAGAAGTTTCATCAATTTATTAATTTCATGTCATTCAAATACAAGTTAAATTTTGAGGACGTGATGAAAGATTACGAAGGATTTGTTAAGGAGGAAAGAGAGAATATTATTAGTTCTTCGATTGAGGATGATTACAAAACATTTTTGGATAAGAATGAGGATGAACTCGAGAAGCAGTTTAATATTAAAAATAACTTTCAGACCTCTGTTAGAGGTTTCAAGTCCAGAGGCAATTTTGCAACACAAGAGGAGGCCGAGATGCGTGCCAAATTGTTGCGAGAGACTGACCCCAGTTTTGACGTATTTGTCGGCCCCGTGGGTCAGTGGTTGTGTTGGGACCCTGAGGCTTACAAGACTGGACGTGTCGAGTATATGGAGGAGGAACTCAATCAGTTGGCGCAGGAGAAGCAGAAGAATGAGTCTGTTGCCAAAAATGCATTTGAGCAGCGCGTCAAGGAGACAAAACAGAAGGCCATTGATGATAATAAGAAGAATGCTGAGAAGCATGGCAGCACCATTACTCAAGATATTGATAATGATGGCAATCTAATTGGTGTTGAGGATGCCAAGTTTTCCAAGACTGATGCTATTTCTGCGGCTGATATTCGAAGCGAGTTGTTTGATGGGGATAATATTGTTATTGGCCAAAGTGATTATGGTAGGTCTGAATTGATTAGCGGACCCTTTGCTGTAAAAAAGGAGGAGGATAGCATGGAACGAGTTGATTAAATTCGTGGTATGTTATTTAGGAGTCTAATTACAATATAAAAATAGAATTATTTTTTATATTATATTATTTTAAATGAGTTACTACTATAATTATGAAAATACAAATGCAAATGTAGAAAATACGAATACGAATACGAATACGAACACTAATGCAACAACTAATACTACTTCAAATGCAACTAATACTACTGCAAATGCAACAACTACTAACACTAATACTAATACTAAAACCAATGCAAAGCCAAGAATATATGAGGATTTTTTGATTTTTGGAAATTTCTTTGGTCTAGTCCCTGAAGCATATGTCAAATACTTTAATTTGTTTGCAATCCAAATTTGTTGCACACTTATTTTTGCTGGCATTTATTATGCATTACTATGTAATTTTGATAAGTATTTTTTTATACAAGAAGGATTTCCAAAGAAACAATTTTTAGATAATAAATTAGGGATTGCTTTAATTATGTCAATTAATTTTCAGACAACTACGGCTTATGTAGATATTAAATGTAAGACTTTTCTAGCTAGGTCACTTTTTTCATTACAAATAGTGTGTGCGTTTGCGATTGCATTTTTATTCTTTTTGTAAGGGTTTATTTAATAGTCCTAATATTTTTATAAGCGATTTCAGCGCCTAACATAAAAAATAAAATATCAGTTATAGAATCAATTAAACTATCAGCTCCTCTCATTTTTATTCCTATGACACCACAAGCGCCCTCAAATAATTCCCATATAAAACTAATTAAAAAGGCCGTTATAACAAATCGGTCAGGTTTCCATTTAAGATATAAATAAAGATACCCAAAAAATAAACCACTAAATAAATGAGTTATTGTCCATCCGTCTATATAAAAAATATAATCATTACTATTGTTAACAAAAGGTCTAAATAATTTGATATACGCGTATTTGGGAAAAAGACCACCATTTGCTATATTTTTTGAAAATGCTATAATTTTTGTTACTAAACCATCATTATTAATATTATCAGTGTTATTCATATAAT